AGCACAAGACCTTAGTTGGTTGCAATGGAAAATGGTAGAGCGTGTTATTACAAAAGCAAAACGTGTGTACATAGCCGGTGATGATGATCAAGCTATCTATCGTTGGGCGGGTGCAAGACCAGAGTTTTTAATGAACATGGATGGTAAAAGAACCATACTAAATAAATCATATAGATTAGCAGAGTCTATTCATGCAAAAGCAAATAAATTAATTAAGCGTGTCAAAGATAGAGTAGATAAAGAATGGACGGCGCGTGATGAAAAAGGTCAAATAAACATACATCCGGTTGAGCAGTTACAAAAAATGAAAGAGGGTGAGTGGTTAATACTAGCAAGAGATGGCTACCGTTTAGATAAACTAGAAGAGGAATTAAAAATTTATGGTTATTTTTATGAGCGAGGAGACCGTACATCTATTAATAAACGTGTGCATGAAGCTGTACTTGCATGGGAAGATATTCGCAAAGGTAAAGAGTTAGATATTAAACGAGTAAAATCATTTTACAATTATATTAAAACAGGAACAGGTGTAGATAAAAAATTTAAAAGCATGACAAATGTTGATAAAGATAAAATGTTTACCTTTGATATGTTGAAAGAAAGCTACGGATTAAAATTAGATAAAGAGTTACCTTGGTTTAAGGCACTAGAAAATATTGAGTCTACTAAAAAAACTTATGTACGTATGTGTTTACGTCGTAAAGAAAACATTAGACGCGCACCACGGATCAAACTGTCAACGATACACGGATCAAAAGGTGGCGAGGCAGATAATGTAATGTTATTAACAGATTTAACTCGTAAGGCTGATGCGCAGTATTGGAAACAACGAGATGAAGAAAGACGTGTATTCTATGTGGGAATGACGCGTGCAAGAAACACATTAAATATTGTTCGTTCACAAACGGACAGAGAATTTTCGGAGGCATTTTAATGTTTACAATAAACACTGCATTGAAACAAGTTAGTGTAACAGAGAAACAAATACGTAAGATACGTTCTGAGTTACCAAAACTAAACCGTGAGAAAGTTGATCATGAGTTAAAAATACTATTACTTGATTTACAACTACTAGCAAATGATTTACGCTCAATAAATAATAAGGAGAAAGATGAAGACTAGAGAATATTTAGACACGGCCGCAAAGATTGTTATGGGTCAACGTCAACATGATTACGGTGACAAATATCAAAACCATGAAAACATTTCAAAGTTATGGGGTGCTTACTTAGGTTACAATATATCTGCACATGATGTAGCTATATGTATGTTACTATTAAAAGTAGCAAGACTAAAACACAGACCTACAAAAGATTGTTACATAGACATGGCGGGATATGCGGCGATTGCGGGTGAAATAAACGATAGGAAAAAAGATGACACAGATACCACTCTTCCAACCACCAAGTGAATGGACACCACCCGAGAAAATTCCTAATCTATCTGAAGCAAAAGAAATTGCAATTGATTTAGAAACAAATGATCCCGGATTAAAAACAATAGGCCCGGGTTGGGCTACAGGAAATGGTTTTGTTGCGGGGGTTGCTATTGCTGTAGATGGTTGGAAAGGTTATTTTCCTTTACGACACGAAGGCGGTGGTAATTTTGATGAAAATATATTTAAACGACAATTAAAAAAAATATTAGATTTACCTTGTGATAAAATATTTCATAATGCAAGTTATGATGTAGGTTGGTTAAGACAGATGGGACTAGAAGTCAAAGGTCGAATTATTGATACATTGATTGCCGCTCCTCTTATTAATGAAAATAGTTTTAAGTATGATTTAAATACAGTTGGTAGAGAATATTTAAATGAAACAAAATCACAAAAATTATTATTTGACACAGCGAAAGAATGGGGTGTCGATGCTAAAGCAGAGATGTGGAAACTTCCTCCAATGTATGTCGGTGATTATGCTGAACAAGATGCTGATTTAACATTACGTCTATGGCATTATTTTAAAATAGAAATAACTAAGCAAGAGTTAACAAGTATATTTGATTTAGAAACAAGGTTACTCCCTTGTCTAATAGATATGAAATGGAACGGTGTACGTGTTGATTTAGAAAAAGCGGAGTTGATAAAGAAAAATTTACAAATTCAAGAAAATAAAATACTTCGTCAAATTAAAAAAGATACAGGTGTTGATGTACAGATTCATGCGGCAGTGAGTGTTGCTAAAGCATTTGATAAATTAAATATTAAATATGAAAGAACAGAAAAATCTGGTCAACCTAAATTTGATAAAAACTTTTTAGTAAGTCATAAACATCCACTTGCTAAAATGATTGTTAGTGCAAGAGAAACAAATAAAGCTAGGACAACATTTATTGATACAATATTAAGACATTCTCATAAAGGACGTATTCATGCTGATATACATCAGATGAAAAGTGATGATGGTGGTACCGTAACGGGACGATTTTCTTACTCAAATCCCAATTTACAGCAGGTTCCTTCACGAAACAAGGAAATAGGACCTCTCATTAGGTCCGTTTTTGTACCAAATAAAGGTTGCAAATGGGGTAGTTTCGACTATTCTCAACAAGAACCAAGAGTATTAGTGCATTACGCCGCTCTTACCGGGGGTGGCTTAAAAGGAGCTGACGAGGTTATTGAGTCCTATAAAACACAAGACCCCGACTTTCATCAAGCTGTTGCCGATATGGCGGGTATAGATAGACGTACTGCTAAAACAATTAACCTTGGTATGATGTATGGTATGGGTAAAGGTAAACTATCTAGTGAACTTGGTTTAGATAAACAAGAGACAGAAGATTTGTTTGCTAAGTTTCATGCGAATGTACCTTTTGTAAAACAATTGATGGAGCAAGCAACAAGGAAAGCAGAGAATGTAGGATTTCTACGTACTCTACTTGGTCGTAAGTGTAGATTTGATAAATGGGAACCAAGAGCATTTGGTATTCATAAGTCATTACCTTTAGATGAAGCGCAAAGAGTATATGGTCGTGATATAAAACGTGCATGGACATACAAAGCGTTAAATAGATTAATACAAGGATCGAGTGCTGATATGACGAAGAAGGCGATGATTGATTTGTATGAAGAGGGTATTGTTTCTCATATACAAGTACACGATGAATTAAACTGCTCTATTGAGAACCCGGAACAAGTATCACGGATCAAGGAAATAATGGAAAACACTGTTGAGTTAAGAGTTCCTTTAAAAGTAGATGCAGAAGTAGGACCTTCATGGGGTGAAATAAATAAAAAATAATTATGTTTAAAGAACTATGTGCAACACTATTTTTATTATGTAATCCATTAATAAATGGGTTTGATTTTAATTATAGTGCTAACCCTCGTGATTATTTTGTGCAAGGTGTAGCCGAGTGTACTATATTAAGTAACGCGGTTATCGAACCACGGTACAGAGTTATTGTAGTGATTAGTGTAGCACAAGCCATATTAGAATCTGATTGGGGACGTTCTCGTTTTGCATTAGAAGCAAATAATTTTTATGGTATAATAGAAACAGATGATACAGAGCCTCATATAAAGTCATTAAACAGTGATGTTCTTTTAAAAATGTATGGTAACAAATGTGAGAGTGTTGCTGATTATATTGCTTTACTAAACTCTTCTAGTGCATTTACTGAGTACAGAGATTTACGTTTAAAACAATTTATAGTTGATGATGTAGATGTATTTAAAGTTATTGATACTTTAAAAAACTACGCTGTTGACCCAGAATACACAGAAAAGTTATTAGCTGTCACCCTTGGTTTGTTTAAAACATATCCTCAGATTTTTAAGTCTGATGAAATATGGAAATATTACAATAATAATAAAAGCACCTAATTTCCTTGACAAATTACCAGAATCCCATATGTATGGGCTTGTATGAATAAACATACTACATATAGGAGAAAGTAATGACCGACATTAAAAAGTATAAATCTGTCGCGATCAGTATAGACACGTATCAAAAAGCCAAACCCATAGCAGAGAAAAATTATATGTCGATGGCTTCATTTTTACGTTACTTAATTGATAAAGAACAGAATAAACCGTCACTAAAAAATGGAGAGGATAACCATGTCAGACCAGAGTGAAATGAAAATTAAAGCAGCATTATAT